CCCAAAGCTACAGCGGCGCGGGTGGGCCGCGCGAAAGCGCCCCCGTCGTCAATATATCGATCCAGACCCGCGACGCAGAGAGCTTCCGGCAATCGCGCACGCAGGTCGCAGCCGATATCTCGCGCGCAGTCTCCATGGGCCGGAGGGGGATGTAATGGCGTTTCACGAGGTGCAGTTTCCCGACAACATCAGCTGCGGCGCGCGCGGTAGGCCACAGCGGCGCACGCAGATCGTCGAGCTCGCGTCGGGCCGCGAAGAACGCAACGCCAGCTGGTCCGCATCGCGCAGGCGCTACGATGTCTCGTACGGTGTGCGCCGCGCCGATGATTTGCATGCCGTGGTCGCGTTCTTCGAGGCCCGCCTTGGGCGTCTCTACGGTTTTCGGTTCAAGGATTGGGCTGATTACAAAAGCAGCCTGCCCTCGCGCGCGGCCTCGGACGAGGATCAGCTGCTCGGCACCGGAACCGGCGCTCTGGCCAACTTCCAGCTGCGCAAGCGCTACGGGACGGACGAGCATTACTGGTGGCGGACGATCCAGAAGCCAGTCGAAGGCACCGTGCGTGTCGCGGTTGGCGGCGTTGAGCAGTTCTCGGGCTGGTCGGTCGACGTCGCCACTGGCCTCGTCACCTTCGCGTCACCGCCCGCGCTGGGCGCGGCCGTGACTGCGGGTTTCGAGTTCGACGTGCCGGTGCGCTTCGACTCGGACCTGATGGACGTCACGCTCGACATCGAGCGTCTCGGATCGATTACTTCGATCCCCCTTATCGAAATCCGCTGAGCGCACGCCGCACGGCAACCAGACCGCCTGCCGCCCTCGCTGGGCAGCGGGCTTAACGCTTTTGGAGGCACCATGACGACCGACACCCTTCGCCAAGTCTTCGGCGCCCTGCGCACGCCGAACGGATCGCCGTTCCCGAACAAGTCCCTGAAGTGGTTTCGCGAACGCCGCACGACCGTGGCGCAAGGGTCCTCCGTGGTGCTTGACGATCCGTTCATCGTAACGACCGACGCCGAAGGCGACATCGACACTGCAGTGATGGCTGGTTCGTATCTCGTAATGGCGCCTCTCTCCGACGCGGACCGTTACTTCCGAGTGGTAGTCCCGGATCAAGTGGGGCCTTTTGACATTTCCAGCCTGATCGACGGACCGATGGTGGAGCCCGACGACCTGACGCAGTTCGAGGCGCTCGTCGCGAAAGCGAAAGCATGGGCAAACGCGCCGGGCGGCGCGGTAATCGATGGAGGGGAATTCTCAGCCAAGCACTACTCGATCTTGGCTGAGGGGGCCAGATCTGACGCGGAAGGTGCCGCAAAGGTCGCGCAGGCGTCTCGCGATGCAGCTTCAATCAATGCAAACGTCTACCCTACGAAGGCGGCTGGCCTTGACGCGACTGCGGACGGGCAGCAATTCCAAGTTGTCAGCGGCCCAGAAATCATCCGCTATCGCAATGATAGCGGCACGGCGACGGAGTTGGTGCGGTATCCTTCCACTAAATATCTAGATACCCTCACGGAACTTGGCATTCAGCCAAAATCAAGTGCGGACGAGGCTCGCTCACTTCGCAGCCAAAACAGAGAAGCACCTGACGAGTGGGCGTCTGACCGGTTTGTGACGATGTTTCGCAGTCACGGCGGCAACGAAGCCAACCGTGTTGAGTACTATAACGCGGCAGGGTCCAAGATTGCAGGCGCTGGTGCGTTGGCGCGGATACGGGGCGCTGGCGCTGATCTGGTTTCAAATGGTGTTGGGACGACCTCAGTGACGTTTCGCTCAGAACCGCTTGGCGATTCCGTGACACTCAGCACTGGCAATCTCGGCCTATCGCATATCCGCTTGGGAACAGGTGGTGTGTTTACACTTTTTGATCAGGGCGCACACTTGGGGCGGCTAATCAACGCTCGCAGGTGTGCGCTGGTCGCTAAGCTCTCACCGCTTTGTAACAACGGTCAGGACGTTCCAGTACTGAGTTCGAGCAAAGCCGAAATTGGTTTGACCCGCGCCTCCAACAGCCAATACCGGGCATATGTCAAAAAGACTGTCGGGGCGGATGTTATTCGATGGGAGAGCTCAGACCTTTTGCCCAGTCCTGGCACTGCGTCAATTCGTCCAACACTAGCAGTTTCATTTGACGGCACCTTGAGCGCAGGATCAAAAGCCACAGGCTTGTACAATGGGGTGCCCATCAGTTTTTCCTTGGTGCAGCAGGATAACGCTCTTGATCCAGCGGTCCTTTTTGACACTAGCGAAACCCTGAAAATCGGCAGCTCTGACACTGGAAACCTCAAACAGCTTGATCTGTTTACGTTTGCGGCATGGGCAAACCCTGAGCCGGAGGAATTGCGTTTTGCCTCAATTTGGGCGTCAGACGTCGACCGAAAAACCTTCATGTACAATAAACGAGACAGGCTTTTTATCCCGTTAGAGGCTTATGGCCCTAACGGTCAGCCTGCAGCGGATCGTAACATTACACGCACGGGTAATGCCAGCGCGGGATCGGCAGCATTTATTGGCCCTGACCTAGACGACAATTTGACAATCGTTGATGGCGACGTGCCTACAATCGCCGCGCCCGCTGACCCCAACGTGTCGCCGTGGACAACTGCTCTTGATGATGACCTTCCGTGGTCGTGGACTGCATCGGGACGGTGGGTTCAGGATTATCGCGACCCGACCAACCCACTTAAGATGGTAATGGTCACAGGGTCGGCCCGTATCACAGGTCGGGACGGTAGTGGTAACGCAACCGGCCTTGAGCGATATGCCTGCCTGTTCGAGACCTCGAACGGTGGGCTTACAGCAACGCCTGTCGCTGTCGATACAAATGGTGGTACACCTTTCCATACTTTTGAGGCTGGTGTGGATGAGGCCGCAGTCAACAACCTTGTCTTGCCCGGACGGACTTTTGTTCAGTGGGTCGAGTATTTACCGGAGCCGCAGAAGATGTGGCTTGAAAACGACTACAACGCCCCGGCATGGGTGGATGTCCGTTATGTGGTCATGGTTGAGGAATTAAATGGCAGCGGCATTCGTGCGGGCTTACAGGTCTGCGATCAGATTGAAGACCCTAGCCGCTGGTTTTCGGTCCCTGTAGAAATTGTGCCGTCTGGTTTCGCGCGGGAAGACAGGGAATTTGGCAACCAAACAGGCTCTTTCAACCTCGAAATGGCTCAGGGTTTTTGGGAGTTGAAGTGCGTCACATGGAATAAATATGACGGATATTTCTATGCGGTTGTAAGGCCCAACGGACTTGGTTGGTCTGGTCTTAACGGTGATCAACGTGAAGTTCGCCAGCACTGGATCGTGCGGGCATCACAACAAGGTATTGAAGGGCTGCGCCGTTGGGATACGAACACCGCAATGCCGCTCACGCCGCGCCCGAATTGGTCACAACACAGCTATATTGCGAGCATAGTGGATATTGGTGAGGGTTGTTTTGCGATGGTCTCAAGCGACTATCTCAGCCCTCACTTGACGGGAACGACAGCAGCCTTGACACTGCCTACGGGTGACGTATCCCGCTACAACAAAAGCCAGTTTTCGATCTGGACGTGTCGGGCACTTGGTCAGGAGTATTTCCGGCTTGTAAATCCGCTCATCGTGGACACCCCTGCGAGCAATTGGTGCTCCGGCTTTGTGCATCAAGGATACATAGAGCCCAACAACGGACGCTTCTTTTGGTGGGGCATGACGGGTCAGCACGGCGGCGGTAGCTACATAGGTCCACAAGACTATAAAGGTGGCGCGGTCAGCATTGACATGGCTGCTTTGCGTGGATTTGGGGGACGCGGGGCAAAACCAAACATGGTCGCCGATCCGGTTGGTACGTTGGTCACGCGACAGAGCCTCCCATTCTTTGCAGGCGACTATGAGTTTCTGCAACTTGTCGCGGAAGTTGATCCTATGGGTACGGCCCGGGTCCGGTTGATTGATCCGGAAACCAGAAAGACAATTCCCGGTTACGGCTTCGGGGGTTCGGGGTTTAGTGAAGACGGGGTATTCGACTGGCGAGTCATGTGGGATTTGGAGCCGCGCACCAAGGTCTACCGAGCTGGACGATGGGCACTGCCTCCCATGATGGTGATAGCGGAAGTTGAGACGCGAAGCGTTACTGGTTTCGGCGCGACAAAGATTGCAGGGCTATATGCCAGAAAAAATGGCCAATGAAAACTATTGGCGCTTTACAATCGCAGTTGGACTCGGGCGCGACAACCTTGGCTTGGTGCTGGCGTATCTTGCGAGCGGACGGCGAGATCGTCGGCTTTACCGACCACGACTGCACGCTGGTATTCAATGGCACCAGCTTCGAAAGCGAAAGCGGCCTAGTGCCTTCGGAAGTTCGCTCCGGCTCGGACCTGTCTGTCGACGCGCAGGACGCCGAGGGCGTGCTTTCATCGGACCGCATTACCGAGACTGACATCCTCGACGGCCGCTGGGACAACGCCGAGGTCGAGGTATGGCGCGTGAACTGGCGGGACACCGCCCAGCGCGTTCTTATGCGACGAGGTGCCATTGGCCAGATCAGACGCGGGCGCATGGCTTTCGTGGCCGAGGTCCGCAGCATGGCGCATGTGCTCGGCCAGACGGTAGGGCGCACCTTCCAGGCCTCCTGCGACGCGGCGCTGGGCGACGCGCGCTGCGGGATCAACCTCGAGGCCGCTGCTTTCAAGGGCACCGGCTCCGTCACGGACCTGCTACGCGACCGCGCCTTCCTCGCCTCCGGCATAGGCACCTTCGCCGACGGCTGGTTCTCGAGCGGCACGGTCGAGTGGACGTCCGGGGCGAACGACGGACGGCTGGCGGAGATCATGCTGCACGAGGTGTCGAGCGGCATCGTGACCGTGACCCTGCTCGAAGCACCGGTGCGGCCGATCACGGCGAGCGATGCCTTCGTGATCCGCGCGGGCTGCGACAAGCGCGCGGAGACATGCCGGGAGAAGTTCGCCAACGTCGTGAACTTCCGAGGCTTTCCTCACATCCCCGGCCAAGATGCCGTAATCCGCTATGCCACCAAGGACGGTGGGCACGAGGGCAATGTGCTATGACCAAAGTAAACCAACGCAGCGCACCGCGCCCGGCTAATCCGGACGCGGTGGTGGCGGCCGCGCGCGCATGGCTCGGCACGCCCTATCATGACCAAGCCAGCCTCAAAGGCGTCGGCTGCGACTGCCTCGGTCTGGCGCGTGGCGTCTGGCGCGAAGTGGTGGGTGTGGAGCCTGTGCCGGTGCCGCCCTACAGCCGCGACTGGGGCGAGACCGGCCGCCGCGAGGTTCTCTTCGAAGGTGCCGCGAAAGCCATGATCAGAATCCCGGTCGAAAGCGCAGGGCCAGGCGACATGATCCTCTTCCGGATGCGACGCGGGGCGATCGTCAAACACGTCGGAATCCTCACCGAGCCTGACCGCTTTCTGCACTCATACGACCGCCTTGGCGTGATCGAGGAACCACTCACCGATGCCTGGCGGCGGCGCATCGCATTCGCCTTCCGTTTTCCGCGCCTGAAGCGCACCCGCAGAAAGAGACCCTGACCTATGGCCACACTTGTTCTTGGTGCCGTCGGCTCCGCCATCGGCGGCTCCCTGATCTCGGGCACCGTTCTTGGCTTCACCGGCGCGGCCATCGGCGGCTTTGTCGGATCCACCATCGGCTCGGTGGTGGACAGCTGGATCGTGTCGTCGCTGATGCCAGGGCAGCGGATGGAGGGCGCGCGGCTGGACAGCCTGCGGATCACGTCCTCGACCGAGGGCGCAATCCTGCCGCGACTCTATGGGCGCATGCGGATGGGTGGCAACGTGATCTGGGCCACCGACTTCCGCGAGGAAACCCGCACGACCACCCAAGGCGGCGGCAAGGGCGGCGGTGGCGGAAAGGTCACCACGACGGAGTATCTTTACTTTGCAAGCTTCTCCGTCGCGATCTGCGAGGGCCCGATCAGCGGAATCGGTCGCATCTGGGCTGATGGCAAGCCCATGGACATGGAGGGTGTGGTCTGGCGCTGGTACGCAGGCGACGAGGACCAGCTTCCCGACACCTTCATCGCGGCCAAGATGGGCGCAGCGGCGACGCCTGCCTATCGGGGCACCGCCTACGTTGTGTTCGAGGAACTCGCGCTCGAGAAGTTCGGCAACCGCCTGCCCCAGCTGTCCTTCGAGGTGTTCCGCCCGCTCGCGGATCCCGACACCGCTGAGGGACTGACGAAGGCGGTGACCATCATCCCGGCGTCTGGGGAGTTCAGCTATGCCACGCAGATCGTCCGGAAGAGCGAGGGCTCGACCACGACTGCGGAGAACGCGAACGCTCTGGCCAACACGGCGGACTTCGTGGTCGCGATGGATCGTCTTCAGGCGCAGGCTCCCGAGGTCGAGAGCACCTCGCTCGTCGTCGCATGGTTCGGGGACGACCTGCGGGCCGAGAACTGCAAGGTGCGCCCGGGCGTGGAGGTGGCCAGCAAGATCACGACACCCGCTTGGTCGGTCAATGGGGTGGCCCGCGAGAGCGCCTACCTCGTAAGCCGCGACAGCGACAACCGCCCGGTCTACGGCGGAACGCCAACCGACCTCTCAGTGGTGCAGGCCATGCAGGAGCTGAAGGCGCGCGGCCTGCGCGTGAACTTCTATCCGTTCATCCTGATGGACGTGCCCTCGGGCAACACGCTGCCGAACCCTTACAGCAACAACGCCGCCAGCGCTGGGCAACCGGCCTTCCCTTGGCGCGGGAGGATCACTTGCACCCCGGCCGCGGGCTTTGCGGGAACGGTCGACAAGACCGCCACGGCGGCGTCACAGGTGGCGGCGCTGTTCGGCTCGGCCACGCCCGCCAACTTCTCGGTCTCGGGAACGACCGTCACTTTCACCGGCTCCGCAGGTGAGTGGAGCCTGCGCCGGATGATCCTGCACTACGCCCACCTCTGCGCGGCGGCCGGTGGCGTGGATTCCTTCATCATCGGCTCGGAGATGCGCGGCCTGACGCAGGTCCGATCAGCGTCCGCGACCTATCCGACCGTCCAGCAGCTGCGCGACCTTGCGGCAGACGTCCGCTCGATCTTGGGCGCGGGCACGAAAATCAGCTACGCCGCCGACTGGTCGGAGTATTTCGGCCACCACCCGGACGACGGCAGCAGCGACGTATACTTCCACCTCGACCCGCTCTGGGCGGACGCGAACATCAACTTCGTCGGCATTGATAACTACATGCCGCTGTCCGACTGGCGGGACGGCTTCGAGCACCTCGACGCCCAAGAGTGGCCGGTGATCTACGACCGCGGCTACCTGCAGTCCAACATCGAGGGCGGAGAAGGCTTCGACTGGTTCTACGCCAGCACCGCCGACCGGGCCGAGCAGGACCGCACCGCGATCAGTGACGGCGCGGCGGGCAAGCCGTGGGTCTTCCGTAACAAGGACCTGCGGAGCTGGTGGAGCAACCAGCACTTCAACCGGCCGGGCGGCGTCGAGAGCGGCACGCCCACCGCGTGGGTGCCGCAGTCCAAGCCCTTCTGGTTCACCGAGTTCGGATGCCCGGCCGTCGACCGGGGCTCCAACCAGCCGAACGTGTTCTATGATCCGAAGTCCTCCGAAAGCTTCGTGCCCTACTTTTCGCGAGGCTGGCGCGACGACTCCATCCAGCGCGCCTATCTCGAGGCGACGCTCGACCATTGGGGCAAGCCCGCGAACAACCCGGTCTCGAGCGTCTACGGCGACCGGATGATCCGGATCCCGGAGTGCGCGGCCTGGACGTGGGACGCGCGCCCCTATCCGTTCTTCCCCGAGCTGCAGGACGTCTGGACCGATGGGGCCAACTGGCGTCTCGGGCACTGGCTGACCGGGCGGCTGGGTGCTGTCTCGCTGCAGGCTCTGGTGCGCGCCCTCTGCCTGCGCGCTGGGATGCCCGAGGAACGCATTGACGTCAGCGGTCTCTGGGGCGCGGTCGAGGGCTATGTGATCAGCGCGCTGGAATCGCCCCGCACTTCGATCACGACGCTCGCCCGGCACTTCGGCTTCGACGCCATCGAGAGCGAAGGCATCATCCGCTTTCTGATGCGCGGCCGCGCGCCGGTGGTGACGATCACCCCCGACGACATGGTGGCGGCGCAGAATGAGAACGGCGAGGTGCTTGAGCTGACGCGCGGGCAGGAGACCGAGCTGCCGCAAGCCTTGAAATGGCAGATGGCGCGCTCGGACGAGGACTACGACTCAGCACTGGTCGAGGCGCGCAGGATCACGGTGGAGGCGTCACGCGTGAGCGCGGAGGCGTTCCCGATGGCCTTGCCACCGGAAGAGGCGGAGCGGCGCTGTCGCCGCGCGCTGATGGAGGCATGGGTGGGCCGCGAGAGCGCCGCCTTCCGCCTTCCGCCATCGCGGCTGGCCATCGACCCGGGCGACGTACTGCGGCTGGATCACGACCAGCGCCTGATCGAGCTGCGCGTCGTCTCGGTGGCCGACAGCGACTCGCGGGCGATGGAGGCGCTCTTTCAGGACCGCGTCGTCTACGATCTGCCGCCCGGCCAGCCGCGCGCCGCCTCGCTGGCGCGCCCGGTGGTTTTCGGCAAGACGGAGGTGGTGTTTCTCGACGTGCCGCAGTTGAGCGAGCAGGAAACGGACTACCAGCCGCTGATCGCGGCCTTCGCCCGGCCATGGCCCGGGAACGTCGCGGTGTGGCGCAGCTATTCCGACGAAGGCTTCGAGGTCTTCCAGACCTTCGGCACCCGCGCGCGTCTCGGCACACTCTTCGCCGACCTCGCGGCTGGGCCAACCTCGCGCTTCGATATGGCGAACCAGCTGGTGGTCGATCTGCGCAGCGGAACGCTAGAGAGCGTGACCGACCTAGCTCTGTTCGGCGGTGCGAACGCTCTGGCGGTCGAGAGCGCACCGGGCGTCTGGGAAATCGTGCAGGGCAGCAGCGCAGAGTTGGTCGCAGCAGGCCGGTACCGGCTCACGCGCCTCCTGCGCGGGCAGCGCGGGACCGAGCAGGCGGTGGCGGCGAACGTCGTGGCCGGTGCCCGCGTCGTCGTGCTGGACGAGGCGGTGGCGCGGATGCCTGTGGCACAAGCGGACCTCGGCCTGCCATGGAACTGGCGCATCGGCCCGGCATCGCTGCCCTTTACGGACGACAGCTACGTGGCGGCGGCCTTTACACCCGCTGGCGTCGGTCTGCGCCCCTTCTCGATCGGGCATATCGAGCAGCCGTGGCTTCGAGGCAGAACGCCGGGTGACCTGACCATCCGCTGGAAGCGCCGCGACCGGTCCTTGGTCGGCGACAGCTGGGCGGCGGTCGAGGTGCCCATGTCCGAGTCGAGCGAGGCCTATGAGGTCGATATCCTCGACGGGGCAACCGTCAAGAGAACCTTGACCGTTGCCACCACAAGCGCGGTCTACACCGCTGCCCAGCAGACGGCGGATTGGGGATCCACACTGGGGCCCGGCGACACCCTCGATGTCCGCATCGCGCAGCTGTCCTCGCTCATCGGGCGCGGCACCCTCCGAACGGTAACTCTGAACTTCTGAAGGACACCCCATGGCCGACACCTCCACGAACCTGCTGCTGCCATTCATACTGGCGGCGCAGGCCCAGAAGCATGTCACCCACAACGAGGCCCTGCGGCTGCTCGACGGGCTCATCCAGCTGTCCGTCCTCGACCGCAACCTCGCTACGCCGCCCGGTTCGCCCGCCGAGGGCGCGCGGTACATCGTGGCCACCGGCGCGACCGGTGCCTGGTCGGGCTGGGCCGGGGACATCGCGCTCCGGTCCGACGGCGCTTGGGTTCGCCTGCCAGCCCGCACCGGCTGGGTGGTCTGGGTGCAGGATGAGGCCAAGGTGGTCGTGCGGATCGGCGCTGCCTGGACGCCGCTGGACGAGGCTATGGGCCTTCTCGCTCAGGCGGGCAGCGTTGACGTGGCGCTGGGCGCGCTCGGCGGCACCACCGGCATGGCGGTTCTCGAGCAGACCCTGTCGGGCCTCTCTGGGGCCTCGGTGACCTCCACAATCGAAATCCCGGACCGCGCCATCGTGCTCGGTGTCTCGACGCGGACTGTGACCACCATCACCGGCGCGACCTCCTATGACTGCGGGATTTCAGGCGAGACCACCAAGTTCGGCGGATCGCTCGGCATAGCCGCTGGAATCACGAACGTCGGCGTGATCGGACCGCAGGCAATCTATGCCGACACGCCCATCGTGCTCACAGCGCAGGGCGGCAATTTCACGGGCGGCTCGGTCCGCATCGCCATCCATTACCTGACGCTGGGAGTGCCAAACTGATGCGCGGGGAAACTCAAATTGAAGAGCAGAAAAAAGGAGCAGGCAAATATGCCGAATTGGGAAACGATACAGGCGGTCTGGCCACTGCTCTTGGGCTTGGCCGGTCTGTGGGCGAGAATTGAAGTGGCTCTCTCGAAGGCCTCCGCGCAGAGCAAGCAGAACGAGCACGAGATCGCCAAGCTCGAGGTAAAGGTCGAGGCGCAGGCCGCCTCAGCAGCACAGCAAGCGGTGCAGCTGGGGCGCATTGAGGAAAGCCTGCTAGGCATCGGCAGGACCCTCGAAAGGCTCGACAGGAAATTCCCCGACCGCTGATTATTCATCAGCGCACAATCAAAATTCGATTGAGAAAGTAACCACCCGCCCTCGCAGGCGGATTTTTTATGCCTAGAAGGAGCACATCATGGCCCGAGACAACTTCACCGCCTGCATGGCAGAAATCTTCACCCACGAGGGCGGCTACGTCGATCATCCGAAGGACCCGGGCGGTGCCACGAACATGGGCATCACCATCGGGACGCTGCGCGACTGGCGCGGCGGGCCGGTGACCAAGGACGACGTCCGGAGCCTGACCAAGCGGGAAGCGGAGACGATCTACCGTGCGCGCTATTGGAACCCAGTGCGCGGCGACGACCTCCGCCAAGGCGTCGATCTTGTCGCCCTCGATCCCGCCGTGAACAGCGGCGTCAGGCGCGGCGTGCAATGGCTGCAGCGCGCGGTGGGTGCGACGGCCGACGGCAAGATGGGACCGGCGACGCTGGCGGCCGCCAACGACGCCACGCCGGCCGACGCCATCAAGCGCGCCTGCGCGGTCCGCATGGGCTTCCTGCGCGGCCTGCGCACCTGGAGCACCTTCGGGCGCGGCTGGTCTGCACGGGTGGCGCGCGTCGAGGCTGTGGGGCTGCGAATGGCCGCCGAAAGTATCGGGGCGCAGGCACGTCCTGTCCTGATTGAGGAAAAGGACCGCGCCACCCAGCAAGCAAGGCGCGAAGCCCAAACCGCGAGTGGAACTGCTGCGGCAGGCGGCGGTGGTATCACCTTCGCCGACATTCCGGAGTGGGCCCTGATCGGCGGTGGGATACTGCTGGCCCTCGCAATCATCAACATGATCGGCCGCAGGCGCCACGATCTGGCGCGGGCGGCAGCAATGCAGCAGGTCGCAGAGGAGGCCAAGCCATGATGAGTGAACTGCAACCATTAATCCGGATCGCTCTCTATATCGGAGCAGGATATTTGGCAAAGGCAGGCTTGCCTCCTGAACTGGTCCACTTGATCAGCAATGATCCCGGCATGATCGATTTGATTGGCCAGGCGGCGGCGGGTCTGGTCGCCTTGGTCGGACTGGTCTGGTGGCGGATCGCCAAGCGTATGCGGTGGACGACGTGAGCTGGATCCTACGCCTTCTAACGGGAGGCATCGTTCAGCAGTTCACTGGCCCTCTCTTGGAGGCGCATCGCCTGCGCGTCGCAGCGCAAAATGACGCGCAGCGCCTCGCAGCCGAGAGCCAGATCGCCAGCATGGAGGCGGCGCGGGATATCGCCTTGGCTGAACAGGCGGATAGGTGGAGTGCCACCCGGCTCGGACGGCTGTTGATCGTTGTCCCGTTCGGCATGTGGTGGAGCGCGGTCTTTGCCGTCTCGATCCTGAATCCGCTGTTTGGGTGGGGTCTCGCGATTGACGATATTCCTCCGCGGTTTTGGGAGATTGCTACGGTCCTGATTCCGGCTGTAATCTTGGGCGACGCGGGCGCGCTTGTCGCCCGTCGCTGGGGACGGTAAACTCAAACCTCGACGAGCTGAGGGGTTCAGAGGTTCCGTTGCAATAACATCTGACGAAATTTGACATTTAAGGTGAAACTTGGTTAACAATCCGGCAGCCAATAATTAAGGAAGTGAGCCGATGAGTCTGATTACAATAGGAATTCCAACATATCGCAGGGATCAAGAAGTTATTCAGGTTTTGACGCGAGCTAAAGAGCAGGACGTTCTGTTGGACTTCGGATTAATAGTTATCGATGATGGGCCTAGTGATTCACTAGAAGATATAGTCTCACAAACATTTCCGTCCGTTATTTTTTATCGACATGACAAAAACATGGGGTTCGCGCGGTCATTTGTTGATTTACTAAATAGATGTCCGACGGCATACCTGATGATAACTGCGGACGACGACTTCCTGCTACATTCAGGGTTACGTGGCGCAGAGAAATATCTAGAAAACAATGAATGTGATTTGCTATCAACTCAATGGTTAAGGAATGGTAAAATTCACCGAGGCCGTAGCAGTATTCTACCAATAGGATATTCCGAGCTTAGACCAGCGACAAACCATGCACCGGGATTGATTTTCAATGTTGAAAGTGCGCTGCGTCACGCCTCCGTTCTTAATAGATTGTTGGACGCCGGAAATTACGCTGCGCGAACTTATCCGCAAGTTGTTTTGGCTTATCTGATGTTAATGGAAGGTGGAGTGCTAAGGTGGCATGACTCTGCTCCGGTTTCGGAGGGATTTGTGGCTCCTTCACAGTTTACGGATTCAGCTGGCAACGGATACTGGAGCTTGGCTGGTAGGGTTCAAGAGCATTTGGGGTTTTCCGAGTTTTTCCAAATGTGTGCAACCGAATTGTCGTCATCTAGCGGGAGACAACTTGCTTCGCAATTAACGACTTTTCAGGAGCAGGAATTATATAAACTTATCGAGGCGTGTATCTCTACAGATATGAAAGGCCGTGGTCTAAATTTTCGCGGTGCTGCGCTATTTTATAATTTAAGAAGCCCCATAAAGGCATGTTTCGAGCTTCTCAGTTGGGTTCGCAATAGACAAAGAGCACATAAAATTGCAGCTAAATCGCAGGCTGACTTGGTTTCGACGACCCGCGTCGCCTCTGAAGCCGAGATGGAGTGATAGCTAGTTCTGCCCACCTAACTGACGGATCCCTTCTTGATCATGCGGCGCGCGAGGACGTGCAGCGCGCCCGGCTCGAGATCGACGCCTGTCGCCCGGCGCTGGTTTCGGCGATACTGTAGTGGTCGAGGTCGCACCCCGTGTTGATTGATCGGAAGGTGGGCGGTTTTTTACCCTGCCGCTTCGCGAGTGGGTCGGGACTTTCCCTGTCGAGAAACACCCGATCTAGCTGAAGTTCTATCGAAAATTGCGTGGTCACAATAACGCAATTCATCAAATTTGCCCCTCGGCTGCAGCAGGGGTGCTGTTCTGCGTTTGTTGGTCGAAGCGGCGCGCGGTTTCAAGTTTCCGCGCCTTTTCCCGCCTCGGTGCCTCTGTGTGGTGTGACGCACAATGCACAGCATGAATACACCTTTTCAATATCTTAGTGTTTGCAGCGGCATCGAGGCCGCCAGCGTCGCATGGGAGCCGCTCGGCTGGCGCCCCGTCGCTTTCAGCGAGATCGAGGCGTTCCCAGCTGCCGTCCTCGCCCATCATTACCCAAGCGTCCCGAACTGGGGCGACATGTCCCGTTTCAAGGAATGGCCGGATGCAGCTGTCGATCTTCTCGTTGGTGGAACCCCCTGCCAGTCCTTCAGCGTCGCCGGGCTTCGAAAAGGACTGGACGATCCGCGCGGCAACCTGGCCCTCGTCTATCTGGGACTGGTTGACCGCTACCGGCCCAAGTGGGTGGTTTGGGAGAACGTCCCCGGCGTCCTGTCGTCGAGCGGCGGACGGGACCTTGGTGCCTTCCTCGGGGGCTTGGGCGAACTCGGGTATGGGTGGGCCTACCGAGTGCTGGACGCTCAGTACATCCGAACACGCCGCTTTTCCGGTGCCGTTCCCCAGCGGCGACGACGTGTGTTCGTTGTCGGATATCTTGGAGACTGGCGACCTCCCGCAGCGGTACTTTTTGACGGCGAAAGCCTGCGCGGGCATCCTTCGCCGCGCCGCGAACAGGGGCAAGGATATGCCCACGATGTTGCAGGGAGCCTTGTCAGCAGTGGTCGCGGAGTCGCAAACTGTGGCGAAACCAGAGGACAAGACCCTGTCGTCGGATTGATCCGGCAGGGTTTCGGAGGCGGCAACACCTCGGGTCCAATCGACGTCGCCGCCTGCCTGACCGCCAAAGGGCAGCGCATCGATTTCGAGGTCGAAACATTTGTGGCGCATACACTGCGAGGTGAGGGCTATGACGCGAGCGAGGACGGAACTGGCCGCCAGAATCTTGTTCCAATCGCATTCGACTGCAAAGGAAGCCAAGTGCAGGTGGACGTTTCCGGGGCCACGCCGACTCTTTGCGCCATGGGCCACGCCGGATCGCATGCCAATGCCGGTGGCCAGTTGGCTGTCGCGTTCGACCTTCGAGGCCGGGAAGGCGGCGCGATGCCAGAGGGTCCGCACGAGACCGCCAACATCAGAGCTGCCTCTGGTGGATCGAGCCGTTCCTATATTGCGACGCGCTGGGCAGTGCGTCGACTGACGCCCCGCGAATGTGAACGGCTTCAGGGTTTTTCCGACGACTACACGCTTATTCCATACCGGCATGGCAAGCCCGCTGCCGATGGCCCCCGCTACAAGGCGCTGGGCAACAGCATGGCGGTGAACGCCATGGAGTGGATCGGCCAACGCATCGATTTAGTTCGCAGCCTTCTCTGAGCACTCTTTCCTTTCTTCCGCCCAGGCCCTCGGCATTTCGCCGGGCGTTTTTTCTGTTTGAAATCAACGCCTCGCTGTTTTGCGTTCGTGGTCAGGGCAAAACATTGAGTCATGCTTGAGTCAAACCAAAACGACTAAAGCCCGACTGATTAGGTCGGGCTTTAAGCGTTTGAATTAGCGTAGTTTTTTGGTTGCGGGAGTAGGATTTGAACCTACGACCTTCAGGTTATGAGCCAAAACCCCAGCGATTCCAATAAGTTAATAAAAACAACCACTTAGGCGACAAGCCTTTGATTACTCAAATTCTTCCACCCCGCATTCGCCGACATTCACGCTCATTCGGCCGCAAACCCGGTGCGAAACATGCATTCGCGGGTTGATGTGGCGTTGATGTAGGAGTTTTGCATGTGTGGGAAGATCTACATCGCAATTCTTCACTTTCGGTACTCCTGAAGCCCGAGTTCAGCCCACATCCAGCCGAAATCATACTCGGCAATCGGTCCGTCATCGTGCCTCGCGCTGCGGTTTTCGAGGAGCTTCAGCCATTCGATGACCTTCGCGCGCCCGACTGCACTGCGTACCGCCTGTCGGGGAGACTTGCCGCTAAGCGCGGGCAACGGGGCATCCAGCGCCTCGCGGTAGTGATTGTCCATGTAGTCGTGGGTGACCTGCTTCGCGATCTTGGGCGGTATTTCATCAGCCCCACTCGGCGTGGGTCTGGCTTCCCGCTCGGCCATCAATTGCTCGACGGTGCGGATC